AATATTGCACTTGGGGTGAGTTCTATACTCTCAATAGAAATATCTTGTCTATTTATACCAATAATCCTACCTGTTGCTAAATCATCACACCAATACGGTTCAATATCAATACCAATATTTCCACTAACTATTTGTGGTAAATCATCTATATTTTCACCACCCTTAAAGGTAAAATTGTCTTGGAAATCTTCAGGTTTATACCCGTTTTCAATCAATTCATACGGTCTAGTTGATAAGAATCCTATATCACTTAGATCCATATCATAATGTAATATGTGTCTTCCTACTGGTACACCAAATAAAATGAAATCACCCGATTCATTAGTGGTGGTGGTATATTTATAATATTTTTCGTAAATTTCATAACTTACATTATTATCTAATACCTCTCTTTTAGTGGGGAATGACCCCACAGGGGTATGGTCTAATGTTTGTTGGGTGTTAGGTAAAAGATTATATCTAACCCCACCTATATTTTTCTCATCATTATTAGGTGTTTCATAAGGATAGATTTTTTTAATTACTTCATTATCTACATCAGTTGAGTTAATGGGTATGAAAATGGAAACTTTAGTATTTGGTACACCAAAACCACCATTTATAATAACTCTACCCGCAATTACACCATAATCTGAACAAAATGATTCATATTCATCGACTTGATCTAACTTTAAACTTAAAAGTTCAAGAAAATCATAATCTTGTTCCAGTTTAACTTTAATATATTTTTCACTATCATCACCAGGTGTGGTACGTATCCTTATTGATTTAGACATCTCATTTATATTTCACTATCTTTATCGTTATTATCTTCTATGTCATTTATATCAAAAACCTCAATATCCGGCTCCTCATAATAACTCGTAGTTTTATTAAACTGACGTTGTTTTCTCAATATTTTCTTCTCTTTTATTTTTGCAATTATTGCAAATACACCTACCGCTAATTTATTAAATAATTTATTAAATTTATTTTTAATGTTATTTACCTTACTAGGTACAAAAAACGTTAAAAATATTTGACAGATTAATATTACAATGATTAATGGTACTGCCACTAATAATGCAATAAAAGTTGCCACTTTTAAAAAAAAGTGACCATTATAAATTTCTCCACCAGGCATTTCTGATGAAATGGCATTAACCATATTAGACTGATTCTCTTGTTTACATGTACTACATCCCATAATTTCTATTTTTTATATAAAACTAATATCAACTTAATAAAAAGTAATTATTATCATTAAGCAATTTGTACTCCAATATCATTACCAGGAAATTTGATTTCAAACATTGAATTGGGTTGACCAAATAAAGTGTAATCACTTACATTTAAATCTACCATAAAAATACCATCATTGGTGTTATTAACTGATAACGCTTGTGTAATAGAGTTTAAAGAATATTCACCACCTACTTTATTAAAAACTTGTAAGTCAGTAACATTAAATACCCCCGGTACATTGTTGATATTTTCTACTAATTGAGATAAGTAAATGTTTTCGCCCATTTCCCATTTATTAATATCGAAATAGTCACTAATTGCACCTATTACACCGGCAATTACTTTAGTACTGGGTGTAACTTTATCTTTAAATATTTTAACATTAAAACCTAAATTAATAATTCTTCCATCAATCACATTAATAAAATCATTAATCATTCTATAATCTGCCAAATATTCTGCAATATTTTGTTTTAAAGTAGATGTTGAGGTATTATTTAATTTTGCATCTTCATCTAACCCTAACACACTCACATTAATTTTATTTCTTTCTTCCCATATCCCATTCCTAAATGGAATACCGAATTCTCCCGGCATTAACGCAATTCTAGAATGATAATCTTTCAAAGTTACACAACGATTTTGTGAAGAAAAATTATATCTTACTAAATTTCTAATTTCATTTATACTTGGTTGACTTTTACCCCCTAATGCTGGTAATGGATTATTTGTACTTAGACTTCTAATTGTGTCTTGGTTTGTCCAACCATCATTTCTAGTTTTCCCATTAACTAAAATCTCTTTTTTACCTACACTCGTTAATACTGCAGGACCAATATTAGTATCTTCTCCTCCTCCACATCTATATTTAATGAACATTGTAGTATTGGGTTTAGGTATTGAACCCAATGAAAGATTATTAACAAAATTACCTATTTGATCAATCTGTCCTCTACACCCAATAAAATCATTTAGTTGGTTAGTATTTACTACACCTGAACCAAATATAATTTTACAAAATCCTTTATCTGTAAATTCTCTTATGAATCTTTGAGGTATATTTCTCCATTTACCCCCAACAATAGAATCATTATCTGTGGCAACGTTTGGATCTTCCATAAATAATTCTGGTTGTGCTAATGCACTTACTTCATACCAATTATTTTCAAATAAACCCCATTCTCTATTATTAGGTGCCTCCACAAAATTATTACCCACTAATGTTATTATATTTTCTATTGATAATACATTATTTTCCGGCAATACTACCTCTAAAAATGGTTTAGAATCACTGGTATTTATAACTTTTTTAAAAATTTTAGTGTAACCATTTACCATTAACTCTCTTTTAGTTAATACATAATGAGTTAGTGTTTCCCCCACATATTTGGGTTCAATAGTTCTATTAGGAATACCACCAAAAGAAAATGGTGAAGAGAAATCACAATCTTCAATTAATTCAAAAATTTTACCTGACCCTACTGCTTGTGACCCTTTATATAATTTAGGTGCATAGGAGATATCAAACGAATCACCATCTACCGGTACTTCTACTTTCCAATCTACGATTGTTATACTTGGTCTATTACCCGGTACATTTAAACCAAATGTCCTCGCCAATTCTAATAAAGATGCCCTTTCTTGTGCATAATTGATTTGTGTCTCATTAAACGCTCTATCGGTATTAAATGATAACATATCCCCTACTGCCGCATTAAGTTCTAATAACATCATCCCTACAGACGCATCGTTGAAGTCTGAAAATACATCAGGATAATATTCTCTCACAAAATTTATCAACTCCGTTCTAACCTGATCGAAGTTTCTAGCGTTATAGTTTATTTTTTTTTCTAAATTTGCCATTTTATTATAATATTAATTCTATAGTATCACTAGAAACAAATGTTGAATCTGTAACTGTATACGTTAATTCCGCAATAATCAATTCTTCTAAATCATCTTTTTTCATTTTAATAGAATTAATCACTAGGTTAGGAATGTAATTTTTTATCGTTTGATTTAAATTTTCTTTGATTTTATCATGGGTTATATTATCATTTGGTTCAAAGATATATTTTTTTAAATCACTACCAAAATCGGGCATATATAACCTTTCACCCTTATTAGTTAATAATAAATGTAATAAATCCGATTTAATTGCCGCCTTATCTTCTGCATTAAGTTTAAAGTAAAAACCTTCTTTACTATCCTGAAAAGGAAAATCTATATTTATATATTGTCTTTTTGCCATTTATATATAAATATTGTACAATAAATTTTTTAAAAGAAAAGTCTATATAAAAAAAAAGGTGCCTATAAGACACCTTTAACTTTTTTATTGTTTTATCGTTTATGTGATTTCACACGCACCACCCGCACAGGCTAACTCACCACTTAAATTAGTCTCATCCTTTTCTTCGATTACGTTGGATAAATCTATTTCAGTTAGAGTCTTCATCATTTTTTCATATTCTTCTTTAGTACAGTCCTCAAAAGGTGCTTGAACATAAGTTCCACCATTATATGGTAATACGGACAAACCATTATAATGATCTCTATTTTCCCACATCCATTCACCTGCCAATTCCCAGTCTTCTTCTTTTAAAGAAATTGTTGCAGATACATTATGTGTATTTGACCCACTATTATGTCCATTTTTTACCCACTCTGTCGCTACTTTTTTAACCCTTTCTAATAAATCAAATGGTGACTCATTTCTTAATATTGATCCTTTGGGTGCTTTTTGTGGTATTGATATAACTGCAGTATCATGACCTCTAAAATAATCATCTTCTATTAATTCTGGATGATTTTGATTTAAATATCCATACATAGACTCGTTTTTCCCTACTCTTATTCTTCTTATATAATAATCATTATGCCAAGCATGGATACCGGAAGATGTACCTAATGTTAATGAAGTTGTTCCTGCCGGCTTCACTGTAGTCGTTCTAGCAGATTTATTAATATTAATTAATTTAGCTACTCTCCTATTTTCTTTTTTTACTATTTTAGCCGCTTCTTCCATATCATACCCTAATACTCTACCGGAACCAATCCCAGTCATAGAAATACCTATAAGTGCTTCTTTTTCTGTAGTTTCTTGCCATATATCTCTTAAATAATGGAAATGTGTATATCCCGCCTGTAACGTCCCAATGAATGACGCTGCCTTAACTCTTTCATTTAAATCTTCTTGAGATTCAATGTTTGATACGTTCACTTCACATAAATTACAAAACTGATAAGGACGGAGTGCAATCTCACAACAAGGATTAGTACCCCAATCTTTGTCGTTATTAAAATATATTCCCGGTTCTCCTGAACCACTTAATTCTACTCTTTTCCATAGGTCTAAAAAGAATTCTTTAGTTATT